TGTCTATTGAAATTTATTTCTTCCATTTTTGTTTGCAATACCACCCGAGTCATGATGAATTTATGAAAGACATCACTCGTGCAAAAACAGGATTGAATACTGTTAAATTCAAATTGTTTTGGTTTCTATTGAGGGCGAAACGTTATAGTGGTGAAATGGACACATCTTTAATGAATAGTCTTATGAATCTACTTATGATTTATTTTCTCCTGCTGAAGAGTGGAGAAACTCGTGAATTTATTGATTCAGTACCACCTATTGTAGAAGGGGATGATTCAGGATTTGCTCATACAGTTGATCTTGATCAAACCATTCTCACTAGACTTGGTGCAAATACCAAACTGCTACACCACCCAGATTTATCTGACATGCAGTTTTGTAAGATAATTTTTGATGAGGACGTTATGGACACCATTACTAACCCACTTGACGCAATGTTGAACTTTGGTTACACCGGAATGTATTATTTAAATGCAAAGCAAAATACACATTTGGCTCTCATTAGAGCAAAATCTATGTCAATGCTATACACATATCCAGGTTGTCCAATACTTAAGAACTTAGCAAAATATGGCCTGCGTATAACTAGCCATATTCTGGATATAAAAGTTTTTAGCACCTTCAAAAATCTTGATGCTTACAAAAAAGATCTTTATCTTGAGGTATTTCGCAATAGACACTCTCTTGTCTATGATAAATCTGTCAAACCCAAATCACGGCTCCTTGTTGAAGCGAAATTTGGTATTCCAGTTTCAATCCAGTTACTGATTGAGACATACCTTGATAGCTTGAATTCTTTACAACCATTGGATATTCCCATGTTGTCAGAGTTTTGTCCTAAGGAACGGTTTGACCATTTTGAAGAGTTCACCATAACTACAGAATTTCGATTTCTAAATTGGTAAGAAAAATCCGTCTTAGATTAATTTCAGGTGTAAGTTAAAACGTATTGACGTCGACTTATTCATGGCTGATCTTCCTCCACCAATGAATGCTAAAAAGAGAAGGGTTGCAAAACCTAATTCAAATAAAAGATTGCCACCACCTCAGGGTAAACCTCGAGGGGCACTGATCCGAATCCCAGCTGGTTCAAAATATATACAGGGTTTTGGTAAATATACAGAGCCTGAAGATATTATTCAGATGCGGAATGTTGCACAAAAACAACGTTCAAAGAAAAAGGAAC